GGGGTGATTCCATTGGAGATTTCAAGCATTACGCTTCCCCAACTGAAAGATACCGCCCTTGTTCTGTTGGCTTTCGCCGGGATTATCGTCTTGGTTGGGAACCTCGTTAAAACCATCAAGGAATGGCGCAAGCCGCAGTCAGACCTCAAGTCATGGCAGAAGTCCGTTGACGATAGGTTGAAATCAGATCATGAGCGGTTGAAAACGATGGAGGACGGGAACAAGGTTGTCTGCCGTGGAATCCTCGCTTTACTCAGCCATGAAATCAACGGCAACAGCATTGACAAGTTGAAAGCATCCCAATCGGAAATGACCAACTATTTGATCGACAGGTGAAAGGAGACATTATCATGGATTGGAAAAAGTTTCTCAAAGCAACGGGGATTCGGGCTATTCGGACTTTTGCTGAAGCGGCTCTTGCCTACATTGGAACCGGGGCTATGGTCTTAGGTGATGTGAACTGGCTCGGTGTTCTGTCTGCCGGGGCTTTCGGTGCTGTCACGGCTGTTCTGTTGGCATTGGCTACAGGTCTGCCGGAGGTAGAGGATGCAAAGTGATGTTGTCATGATTCCGTATTATGCCCATGAAGGTGAGATGGCACGGGCAGAACGGATGAATAAACGGCTTTGGATTGTGATTCTTGTTTTGATCATCTGCCTTGTGGGAACCAATGCCGGATGGATTGTCTATGAGAGCCAGTTTACGGATGAGGTTGTTACTGTTGAGCAGGATAGCGAAACCGGAACCAATAATTACATTGGTCATGATGGGGAGATAAGCTATGGCGAAACAAAAGGTAACAATTAAGCGGAGAACCCGTAAAACCGGAGGTAATTCCGGCTTCCGCAAATGCTCAATCTGCAACGGGACAGGACGGGTAAGAAGCAGATGATATCGGATGTTTCAAGAACGGAACTGGATTTCCTGATTGATGAATGGATCATCGGCAGGAACTCAGAACGAGATAGGGCTATGCTCAAGCGAAGATTGTTTGATGGGATCACCTTTGAAAGATTGGCAGAAGAGTTTGATTTATCCCCACGGCAAACAAGGGAGATCATCCACAAGGCAGAATCGAAACTTGTTAGACATATCCCCGGCTGAAAAGCCGGGAATTTTTTTTAATTTTTTTCAAAAACCTATTGACTTTTTAGAAAATAAGTGTATACTTATAATTGTTCCAAGGGGAACAGAAAAGAAACGGAGGGCAAACACAATGAACACAGCAACGATTTTCGCTGAAGTATTCACGGGGCGCACAACCGGAAGACGTGCAATGTATAAGGTCAACGCCTTGACGGTTGATGCGTTGAAAGTGGTTCTGAAGGGCGTACAAGTCAAATCCGGCACGGACGGCGCAGAAGAAGACGAACAGGCGGGGTTCATTCGCAAACAGCGCAACAGCGGTTATTATGGCGGGAATGATGGGTATATCCCAACCGCAAAAGGATTCCGGGAAATACTGAACACGTTGAACCGTGGTTGACGCTGACAACCGGGGACGCACGCCGCCCCCGGATGCCAACGCCAAACGTTGGAGAAAGTGAGGGCAACCAAGATGACCATGAAGGAAAAGATTCTGGTTCACGTTGAGATCGAACGTGAGAATGAGCGCAAGCTGAAGGAATGGAAGGAAAAGGATGGCCGCGCGGCATGACACAGCAAGAAATGGCATTTGATGTCGCAAACCGGTATCTTCACGGGAGCGATATCGAAAAGCAGGCTATTCTTTCATGCTTCACCGAGGAGGAAAAGAAAGTTTTCCTGAGCTTTGCTGGATATTTCAAACTTTACAGCGATCAGCGGTATTATGACACCGTGAAGAAAGCCGTTTGTGGGCAGTGCTTGAAAGAGATTTATGGATGACCGACACGCCGAGCCGGGGCGGCTAATTCCCCGGCAGGAGGTTTTTATGGAACGCAAATTATCATGTATTCCTAAAGGAGCATTTGTTTTTCATAGTTGCATTTCTTGCGGTGGGAACATTGAGTATTATACCGAAAAGATTACGGTACAAAAGAGTCCCATTAGCAATAAAGGTGCAGTTCTTGATGCGGTAACAATGCGCAAAAGAGAAATGAACATGGGTTATGTTATTTGTACTGATTGTGGAAAAAGATATGATGAAGGAAAAGATTTTTGCGTTTACAAAGTGAGGGGGCATAGACCTTATTTGCTTCTTCCGGCAAACGGGTATAAGGTAGAAGCTGATTTCAATCCTATATTTGGAGCTTATTTTACGGTGATCAAAGAATGATAGTTTCCGAGCCGGGGCGGTTTCCCCCGGCATTGATGAAGGAGGAAGAAACATGATACTTACTTTCAAAGGTATTGATTCATGGGATCGCCCAGTATATGAAGACCAAGAAGGACGGTTATGGAAGGATACAAACCCGATGGAAGACATAGAACCACACCTTTGCTCATCTTGCAATAACGAGTTTGACGGTGAACCAGACTGTCCTTTCCACGGAGATTATACTTTCTTCCCTTTCCGGGCGGTATGGGGACACGGGCGGCAACGCTGGAAATACATAGAACAGGAGGCGTGACGATGTGGTACGTATACTGCAAGAGCATTGCCAGCGGCAGGGATGATTGCGTCAACCAGACATTTGAAACTCCGCAAGCTGCAATCAAGCATATCGCAAAGTGCTACGCAATAGACAAAGACCTGGGCCAGCTTGGCGAAAACTATTACTTCATGAAAAAGCATTGAGGAGGGATGACCGTGGGAAGCTACACCATAAACGGCAGAACGCCGGTCGGCATCGGAGATACCTTTGAGGTCGGCAAGGACTTTTTTAAGCTGGAAAGCATCGAAAGCGGTACAGCGGTTGTCCGGCGCAGCGGGACGAATGATACCTTTACCTATGGCGTTGAAATGCTGAGAAGAACACTGCGGACAGTTGGGTATGAATTGGAGGATTGCACGAATGAACGGGATTGAATGTTTAAAGACCGAGCTCCTGAAACGAGGGTTTACCAAACAGCAGGCCGACAGTAAAGTCGTGCTTGGCGTTTTGGAAATACTCAGCGGATCAAATGGCCAATACGCGAAAATGGATAAAATCATCGATGAAGTCAATGATTTGGAAAACCGCAAGTTGCGCTTAGAAGCTGAAACCAGGGAATACGAAAAAAAGCGGAATGCGATCCGGGACAATATGGAAAATATCATCAGGGAAATAAACGACCTGGCAAACAGGCGCTATAACGCAGCGCTTGAGTATATCGAGAGGTTTTTTAAATCGTTGGATGAATGCGAAACTCCAGGGGGCCGGGATGCGCTGAAGGCAGCGCAGATGTTTGTGAACACAGTTGACGTGGACACGAAATATGATAATACAGCATTCATCATCGGCCTGGCGTCCATTCTTTCGCAAGGAAACACGGCTCCGATTGACGAGCTTCGGAAGATCAATAAAAAGATCCCCGAAATCAAGCTAGAGGCTAATTATGGAACAATCTATGGATTTTCACGAACCAGCAAGGACGAATACACCATAACTGCCAATAATCCTGACGATTGGACAGACTTAACTTAGGAGGGATAACGGTGGAGATCCAGATCAGCATGTTTAATATGCTCGATCAATACGAAACGGCAGAGATCCCTCCGGAAATGCAGAAAAAGTGTACAAAGGGCTGGATCATTGAAGGCTCTTGAATCTTTCTCAAGGAGAACGGCTTTGATCATGATTGGGAATGATCCTCAGTCTTATGGTTGGTGGTACACCTACGGAAGCATCACATATGATGATATTAACGAAGTCGAAGATGAGGAGGAAGAGGAATGAACGTGAGATATTATTTTCTGTTGCGCCCTCCGATGCCCGGAGCCATGCCACGGGAAGGATTGACTGAGGTGGGGTTTGACGAAGGTCAAGCCCCGTCCGGTCATTTTTATTGGTGATGGGCTGAATACAACAGGGAATTGACAGTTGAAGAGGTTTCGCATTATGATTTGGAAAAGGGGGAAGGAAAACGATAAAAACATCTGAAGCACAGCTAAAAGCAATTAGGAAATACGATGCTCAGAATACAAAGCAACTCCATTTTAAGCTGAACCTAAAGACGGATGCTGATATCCTTGATTGGCTTGAAAAGCAAGAGAATGTCCAAGGATATATCAAGCAGTTGATCCGGCAGGACATGAAAAAATAATATAATTCAATCAGACGCCCTTCGGTGCGTTTTTTAATGCCTAAAAACTGCCTATAAGATGCCCGTTCACAACCTCGTGGACGGGCTTTTTCTTTGCCATAATTTACGCAGGAGGTGGAGAGAATGAATCACCTGATTGCACGGCTCATTGATTGTGAAATACCGAGGGAGGTTGCCTTGTCCGTTTATCGCAGTTACAAGCGGAAAGGGGATCTGTTCCAGTTTGAACGATACGTTGAGGGCGTGGAGGAAGAATATCGTGAGCAGATGGAAGAATTACAACCCTTCGCCAGTTGGGCGTAATGTCGGGGACTGTGCTATTAGAGCAGTTGCCAAAGCATTAAATACGGATTGGGAAACAGCTTATGCGATGATTGCTCTGAATGGATATTTGATGGGAGATATGCCCAGTTCAAATGCGGTTTGGGGAGCGGTTCTCCGTCAGGAAGGTTTCAAGCGGTATGCGATCCCGAATAGATGCCCCGATTGTTACACATTGGATGATTTCGCAAAGGATAATCCGAAAGGCGTTTTCGTTGTAGGGACTGGAAACCACGTTGCAACGATCAAAGACGGCTTGATTTGGGATAGTTGGGATTCTTCAAAGGAAATTCCGATTTACTATTGGACTAAGGAGGAATGAGCATGGCTCTGTATGGTGGGTATCCGTCTTATCAACCGATGTATCAACCCTATTCGCAACAGTCATATTCTGCGCAAAATCAGCTTTCTCAGAATGGCGGATTTGTGAGAGTTCAGAACGAAAACGAAGCAAGAATGTATCCTGTTGCTCCCGGGAACAGCGTAACATTTATAAACGAAAATGCTCCTTATTGTTATACGAAATCGGTTGATCTTTCGCAATTAGATAGACCGAAGTTTGAAAAGTATAGATTGGTCAAGGAAGAAACAGCCGCACAGGTGGAAACAAGTGTTGAGAAAGATTATGCATTAAAGGAAGATGTAAAAAAAGAAATAGAAAGACTTGAGAAAATGATAAGTGAAATTAGCGTTGCGATACCCTCTGCCTAACTGGCTCGGTTAATGCTCTTTCAACGCTCCAACCATGAACACGAATTCGGTTGTGCAATGTTGAATGTGGAATACCAAGTTCTCTTCCCCATTGTGCCAATGTCATCGTCTTTCCGTTAAATGTAATGAAAACGTTTTTTGAACAATTTGATGTTTGTTCAGACTTTTGAACCCAACGGCAGTTGTTTGGGGAATACCCTTCATCATTATTGATTCTATCTATAGAAAGACCATCTTTGTAACCGTTTGATATTGCCCATTTCCTAAAAGAGTTTATGTTATTCAACCATTCATCACAGATTGTTATTCCTCTTGCACCGTACCTGTAGTATCTATTTGATTTAGGATCGTAACATCTTCTTTTCATTGCAATGAATATCTTCCCAAGCCGAAGATATCCTTCCGGTAAACGATTTAGATCTGCTATACGAGATCTACGCAAACATCCGCAACTTACTTGTTTCCCTGTTGTTAATGCGTTTTTTGCAACGGTTGTTGTATTCCCGCAATCGCATTTGCATAGGAAATATCTTGTATAACCGACATTGTGTGAATATTCAACAACAATCAGTCTTCCGAACCTTTTTCCTATGATTTTTACTCTTTCCTTTCCCATAAAAAACCTCCGTTCTTATGGGACTATTATAACACGATTTATTTAAAAATGAAAGGAGAATTATCAAGTGCAGAATCCTTTAATTCAGAATCAGGGGAACATTATCCAAAGGTTTCAGCAGTTTCAGCGTATGTTCCGGGGGAATCCGCAGGAACAGGTGCAACAGCTTTTGAACTCCGGGAAGGTTTCACAGGCTGACTACAACAAAGCTGTGCAGATGGTAAATCAGCTTCGTGGGATGCTTGGTAAATAATCAATAATCTCTCACAACGTTGACGAACGTTTGGGATTATTCAATAAAAATGATTTCTTTCGGTTGAGTGCGCATAAACCGATTGAGATAAATCAAACGAAAGGAATCAAAGAAAATGGCTCTTACTGATGAAAATGGTGGCGGCATGGTTATGCCTGTTGCTCCTATGTACGGCGGCAATGGCGGCGGCTTCATGGATGGAAATGGCTGGTGGATCATCCTACTTTTTATTCTGCTTGGTGGATGGAACAACGGCGGCTTTGGCGGCGGTTTCGGCGGCGATGGTCTGTACCCGTGGATGAACAATTCTCAGAATATCAACAGCGGCTTCCGGGATCAGATGCTGAATGACAACATCACTTCTATCCGGGATGGCGTATATGGCATCTCCAATCAGATTTGTAATGGCTTTGCCGGAACAACGGCGGCTGTGACCGGAGCGCAGAACGCTATCACTCAGCAGATGTACGCCAATCAGATTGCAGACCTTCAGCAGTCCTTTGCTCTTCAGTCCCAGTTGGCTCAGTGCTGTTGCGATAGCAGGGCGGCTACTGCCGATCTGAAATACACCGTTGCAACGGAAAACTGTGCGGATCGGACGGCGGCGGCTCAGAACACCCGTGACATCATTGATTCTCAGACCCGTGGAACACAGGCTATTCTCGACAAGCTGTGCGCCCTTGAACTTGACGGTGTGAAGAATCAGCTTGCACAGGCTCAGAGGGAAAACGTTGGGCTTCAGAATCAGCTGAACATTGCTACCATGAGGGAATCTCAGACCGCTCAGAATGCGTTTATCTCTCAGGGATTCGCAAATGAGGTTGATGCTCTGTATAACCGTCTGAACTCTTGCCCCGTTCCTACTACTCCCGTCTATGGTCGGACTCCGATCTTCACTTGTCAGGGTCAGACTCCCGGATGCGGTTGCGGAATGTAAGGAGGATTGAACATGGCTGAATATCTTGCCAATGCGGAACAGACTATTGCTCTGAATCAACCAGCAATTTTTACGGCATCCATTCCGTGTCAGCGTGGATACGTTTTTCACGAAGACGAAACCGGAATCTTTATTCTCCGTGGGATCACTCCTAACTGCTTTGCTCGGTATCAGGTGACCTTCAACGGCAATATTGCAATTCCTACGGGCGGCGAGGTGACTCCGATTGCTATTGCGCTGACCGTAAATGGTGAACCCCGTCAGACAAGCAGAGCGATCTTCACTCCTGCGGCGGTTGATACCTATGGAAACGTGACAAGCACGGCAATCATTACCGTTCCGAAGGGCTGTTGCTTCACTCTGTCTGTTCGCTATATTGCGGCTGATGATGATCCTGCAACGGTTCCCACGCCTGTTATTGAGATGCAGAACGCAAACCTGACCGTAAACCGTATTGCTTGAGGAAGGAGGGGGACAACATGGATGAACTCTATGATCTGAAAGAGAAACTGGTTAAGGAACTCAAGGCGTATTCTGAGAATGGAAAATTCTCCAAGGAAGATGCCGAAGTTATTAAATACCTTGCAAGCTCCATTGACCACATCTGCAATATTGTGGATGGAGAAGGTTATTCCGGCAATTATCCCTATATGGGCAGAGCCTATGAAGGTCGGTCTTACCGTGGCAGTTATGCCCGGAACCGGGATAGCATGGGACGGTATTCCGGGGAACGTGGCTATTCCCGTGATGGTTTAGCTGACAAGCTTCGGGAACTGATGGACGAAGCCCCGGACGAGCATATTCGGATGGAGATTAAAAGACTGGCTGACAAGATGTAACAAGGGGGAATAGCCGTGATCACGGAAACCGATCTGAAAGCGGCTATTGCCGAATGTCAGGGCAAGCGAAACCCGGATGCTAATACTTGCATCAAACTGGCGGCATTTTATACGATCCAAAGGGAAATGTTCGGGGAAGAAAAGCAAGCCGAACCAACCCAAAGCTATTCTTACGCATCTGCGCCGGAAAGCTTGATTGATTATGATGGAGAAAGCGAGTTTGCAAAGTCAATTGACGGGAGAAAACAGGATGAAGTCCTGCCGATCCTTGAAGAATTGATGCAGACTTTGCAGGTCATCCAACCAAGATTGTATAATGCCGTGATGAATAAGCTGTCCTGACCGGGAGGGGAGAAATCCCCTCCCTTTTGCATACCGTTTTGCATACCACTTTTTGTTTGTATTCTTCCCGGAGGGAGAGGGCTTCCTCTTCCGTGTTGCCCATGAATTGGATTCCGTGGTACTTGCAACAGTATCGTCCATCCTTCCGGCGTTTCAGATGTTGTCTTTTTTGCCTTGGCATTTTGACCTCCGTCAACGTTCGTTAAGGATCGTTAAGGATCGTCAAGGAACGTTGTCATGTAATATAAATATAAATATATGTAAATATAATAATAAAAAGAAAAATATATAAAAAGAAAAAGTCAGCCCTCCACCTCTTGGATGGATAGGCTGTTGTAAAGGTCATTGCGTTGAAGGTGTCTGTATTCATGAAGGAATGCTCTCCTTTTCGCAATTGGTGAAAGAAGGTCATTGATATAAATATTCCCGAAATCGTCATTGTCTACCCGGAGTGCGCCTTTAACATCTCCGGGCAGATTTACCATCCGGCATATCGGAAAGAAATAAAAAATAACCGAATCAGAATTTTTTTCAAAAAAAGGCTTGATTTATTTCTGAAATGGATTATAATAACATTATCCGATTTGGAAATGGAGGTGATTGCCAAAGTGACTAATCTCAGGAAAGCAAGAAGGGCAATGAGAATGACAGCCCCGGATGTAAGTAAGCTGTTGGGGATTTCAACGATAACGATCTATCGTTACGAAACCAAAGATCGTCAGCTTCCTGTTCCGATTGCAAAGAAGCTCGGAAACATCTACGGAGTTCCGTGGGAAACCTTCTACGATGATTGATAGACTGTATTCTGTACAGGATATCGCAGGAAGGTTTCAATGCGGGGCAAGCACCGCCCGGAAATACGTCCGGCAGATGGCACACATTGAAAAGCCACTGATGGTCAGGGAAAAAGATTTAAGGGCATGGGAGGAATCAAAGATGATTCCATCCTCGGACAGATTAAGGAGGGCAAGAAAGTGACAGCTGATCAGATGGTTGAAACCTATACGGACAAGATGGTGCAGGAAGTTTTTGAGGAAGACCCGGATGCCGCTGAAGCCATTGGGACTCTGTGGGAAGCAGATTACAGACTGTTAAAGGCACGGGAAGCACTTGCGCTTGCTTCTTCTCAGGTCAAGGGAACGCCGAATGAAATGCGAATTGATTCCATTTATGAAGCGGTTGACAAGCTGTTAGGTGAAATCTATGGGCAGATTTTACGGATGGGAGGAAGGTAAGATGAAATCACGGTACTGCTTCAACCCGATGGCAGGACGGAAGGTTGGATTCAGATTAAACCTGTTTGAGAAGCTTTCCCGGTGGGCTTACCTCAGGCGGAAACGGAAGGAGGAACGGATGGATGTTTTCACCGTCACCGGATATTGGGCATAAAAAAACCGCCCCGGTGGAACCGAAGCGGTGTGAAACTTGAGGGCAATCAAGCGATCACGGTTTGATTATAGCCGTGATGGAGTCGAAAGTCAATATAGGAGGATAAAATGAGCGAAGCAATCTTTGAACAGGTAGAGGAACAGCCGAAATTCGTTGTGGACAATGATCAAAAGGCTGAATGGTGCTTGACAAAGATCAGGGAAGCACAGGCAGACAAGGAGCGGTGGAAAGCCTTTTATGAAGAGCAATACAAGGCAGTTGAGGAATCCGCTGATGCAACGATTCAGAACATGGAAACCATGCTTGCAGAATATTTCGGAACGGTTCCCCACAAACAGACGGCTACTCAGGAATACTACAAGCTTCCGTCCGGCAAACTGGTTCTGAAGAAGCAGGAACCGGAGTATGAGAGAAATGACGAAGAGGTCATTGATTGGCTGAAAAATAATGATGGTCAGGCGTTTATCAAGGTCAAAGAAAGCCTTGATTGGGCAGGGCTGAAAAAGAAGGTTGCCGTGGTTGGTGAAAGCATGGCAACCGAAGACGGGGAAATCATTCCGGGCATTAAGGTGATTCCGAGAGAACCGATTTTCAAAGTGGAGGGCAAGTGATCATGGATAATTATTTTCAGACACTCTTTGATGTGAATGTTTCCGACAAGATTGAAAAGAAAAACGGTCTTTCCTATGTGAGTTGGTCTTATGCATGGGCTGAGATTAAAAAGCGTTTTCCGGATGCCACATACACGGTTTATGAGAACCGTGAAGGATGGAATTATCACACGGATGGGCGCACCTGTTGGGTAAAAACCGGGATGACCGTGAACGGGGTTGAGCATATCGAAATGCTCCCTGTGATGGATTTCAAAAACAGGAGCATTCCTCTTGAGTCCGTTACAAGCATGGATGTAAACAAGGCTATTCAGCGCAGTTTGACCAAAGCCGCCGCCCGTCATGGTTTGGGGCTGTATGTTTACGCCGGGGAAGACCTTCCCGAATGTGAGAATCAGATGCCTGATAATCAGGAGAAGATTCCTCCGAAATCAACAACAGCAATGGCTCAGAAGGTTCCTCAAAAGGCTCCGCTTTCCGAAGAAATGAAGTTTCTGAGCAACGAACTCAGCTTCATAGCGCAGGAAAAGAAAACCTCTATGGAGAGCATGAAAGCAACCTTTGAAGTCTGCCGGAAGGTGGCTGTGAAGCAGAAGCTTGTCCCTGACAAGAAGGTTACTGAATACACGTTGGATGAAATCAAAGCCGCTCTTGAGTATATGAAGAAGAGCATGGAAGGTGCGGCATGATCGGGCGGTTGAAAGACCTTTACCGGAACCGGGACGGGGAATGGGTTATCTCATTCTCCACCCCGGAAGACTTCCGGGAAGAGTTTGATTCCCTTGCTGACAAGGAAGTCAAGGTTGAGATCAAGAGATATAGCCGCAAGCGAAGTTTAGATGCCAATGCTTATGCGTGGGTTTTACTTGACAAGATTGCTCAGAAAACCGGGGTTAAGAAAAGTGAAGTTTACCGGAACGCAATTCGGGAGATTGGGGGAGTCAGCACAACGGTTTGTGTAATGGACAAAGCCGTTGAAAGGCTCAAGGCAAGTTGGCAAGCGCATGGGCTTGGATGGCAGACGGAAACGCAGGAAAGCAAGATTGACGGTTGCACTAATGTGACTCTGTATTATGGCTCAAGCGTTTACGATGTGGATCAGATGAGCCAGTTAATCAACAGTCTTGTGCAGGATGCGGAAGCCTTGGGGATTCCGACAATCACACCGGAGGAAGAGGAAAGACTGGTTTCAATGTGGGGTTGTAAGAAGGAGGGCAATCAGGATGGAAATGACCGTGGAGAAGATCACGCCGCAAAAGGCGGCTGAATATCTCAGGCACAACACAAACAACTATCGGAAAATCATCTTGGCAAAGGTCAATCAGTATATGGCGGAAATCAAAGCCGGGAGGTGGGAGCTTAACGGAGAGCCGATTGTATTTGGTGAGGATGGAGTTCTGAAGGACGGTCAGCATAGGTTGGCGGCTATAGCCAAGAGCGGACGGAGCATTGAAACGGCGGTTATTCGTGGGGTCAAAAATGAGGTAAAGATTTACGATCTCGGAATGACCCGGACAACAACGCAGATCGTTAATGCAAACGGCTATGAGATCAATTCGGTTGTGATGGCGGCGGTTAATTTATTCCTCAATCAATCGCAGAACGCAATTAAGGGCGATGTTATTGATTACGCACAAGCCCATTACAACGATTTGATGAGGGCATACCTGGCATGTTGTTTGACTGACAGATCACTTCGGAAGTCCACGATGATTCTTGCATCATACTTGGTTCTTAGGGCAAATGCTCTTCCGTATTATGAAGTCGAGGTGTTTTACCGGACATTTATCACCGGAGACTTGGTTGGGCTTGATGGTTACGAACCGTCCCCGGCTATGATCGCAAAGAAGATGTTTGATGAAAGGTTCATCAATAAGACGGGACGGATGGTGCAGAGGGAACAGCTTGAAATTCTGATTCTCGCAATGAAGGATTTCCACAAAAAGACCAAGCGGACGAACAATTATGTGATTAAATCTCCGTTCGCTTATGAGGAATATTTGGCGAAGGTACGGAAGGAGGACGGGCTTGAGTAAATCAATCATGCACGATGGCGAATATTGCTATATCTGCGGAAGCAGGAACGGGCTTGAGTGGCATCACGTTCTCGGCGGCATTTCAAACAGAAAGCTTTCCGAAAGATATGGTTTGAAGGTTCGGCTTTGCCATGAATGCCATACCGGGGACGGTGGAGCGCAGTATGAAAAGGAATTGAATCTCAGACTGAAGAGGGAAGCTCAGAAGGTCTTTGAAGAGAAGTACGGGCATGACGAATGGATGCGGAGATTCCGCAAGAATTATTTGGAGGTTTGAATGACTCAGACGGAACAGGTTTTGAAATACATGGAGGATTTCGGCTCCATCACTCCTATGGAAGCCATGAATGATTTGGGAATTATGAGATTAGCTTCCCGGATTCATGATCTCGGACAGATGGGATATACAATAAAACGGGAAATGGTTACCGGGAAAAATCGTTACGGAGCAAAGGTTCATTACATGAAATACACGAAAGGGTGACAGGCATGAGCATGACAGGTTTCTTCTGTCAGGATGATTACTTGAGCAAAACTGAGAAGCTGTCAGACTCGGAATTAGGAAGATTGTTTAGGGCTTGCATGACATATCACGCGACAGGAGAAACCCTTGAACTGGATGGAAGGGAAAGCATTGCATTTGATTTCATCCGAGAGGACATAGACAAGGCTGAATATGCTTACCGGGAGAAATGCGATAAGAACAAGCAGAACAGGCTTCTTGCAATTGAACGGGCGAAGACGAACGTTGACGAACGCAAACAAACGTTAACGAACGATGACAAGCCTAAACGAGAGGTAAAAAGGTTTGTAAAGCCTACGCTTGAGGAAGTCCGGGCATATTGCAAGGAACGTGGAAACAGCATTGATCCTCAAAGGTTCATTGATTTCTATGAATCCAAGGGTTGGAAGGTTGGAGATCAAGCTATGAAGGATTGGAAAGCCTGTGTGCGGACATGGGAACAGCGGGACAAGGTTCCGGCTAAAAAGGTTATTGCACAGCAGTATGATCAAAGGGATTATTCAAACGAAGAGAGTTTGGATGATGTTTTGAACAGTTTAAGGTCGAGAGCATAAAAGGAGGGCAATCAAGATGGGAGCATATGAACAGATGATGAAGCAGGAAGAGGTCAGGATTCCGCAGATGGATTTGGAGCAGATCAAAACGATGCTGTGTCCGATTTCCAATCATGATCCTTTAAAATGCGTTGGTTGTAAATCTCTTTCCGGGTGTCCGGCAGGACAGAGGGCAAACGTGTTATTGGAGGAAGCCACAAAGCAGAAATTGATTAGACAGGGAGTCAATCCGGCAAGCGTTAAGATTGTAGCAAAAGCAAGGGAAGCTTGTATGACTGCGGTCAAGGCTAAAGACCCGATAAAATATCTGATGGAGACAACGGGATGCACAAGAAATGCGGCATGGACACGGCTTCACACTTGGGAACAGAAATACCCGGATATCATGGAAGGGGTTAATTGGAGAGAAAGGTCAATGTCACTTACTGTTTCCCGAACCAAGGAATCACGGCTGAAAGAAGCTATTTTGTCCGGGGATGTATATGGGTGGTACCGAAAAAACAGCCGGATGGGAAAGGCTAATGTTGACAAGATCATGAAAAACCAGTTTGCGGTTCACCCTGAGTTGAAGGAGCTTTACGAGAGCATGAATAAAGGAAAAACGGATGACGAAATCAGCCTTGAGGATTTTCTGAAAGATATACCCGAAAACGAGGAAGAAACGGCAGTAGAACAGCCCTCTGAGGTCGAGGTAAAGGAAATACCAACCGAAGAAGAAAAGCCCGTAGAAACGGAAAAGAAAGCCGCTTTCGGGAAAACGGTTGTTGAAATAGAGTTGGAGCAAAAGTATAAGCAGATCGAATCTGAAAAGAAAAAGGTTACAGAACAGATTGAAGAGTTAGGGGAGCGGCTGAAGTGGTTAGATTCACAGCAAGAAGCTTTGGAAACGGTGCGAAAAATGTTCGCTCAAAGTACGGAAACCGGAAAGTCACCTATTACGGAATAACGTTTGACAGCAAGAAAGAGGGCGAACGGTATCTCTTCCTCCGGTCTGAACAACTGGCAGGAAGGATTAAAGACTTGGCTTGTCAGACAGCTTTCGTAGTTATTCCGAAGGTGGGAAAGGAGAGGGAAGTAAAGTATATTGCAGATTTCACATATAGGGATTCTGAAGGGAATTTCATTGTGGAAGATGCGAAAGGTTTTCGGACGGATGTTTATAAGATCAAAAAGAAGCTGATGTTGTGGAGATACGGAATTGAAATTAGGGAGGTCTGAAACTTGAGGGCGGCATACAGTTTACCTGAGGAAGATTGCGAACGTTTGACCCGGACGGAGATGCAAGCGATGCAAATGGGGCTTGCGGCTCTGAATGTGTTGGTTTATTGCCAAGATGATCTGAAGAACAGATTAGATTGCATCCCGTCAGGGAAAAGCCGGATGCGGATGCTGATTGGAAGCGCACGGGCAATCTTTGAAGACCTAACCGGGACTATCACGAAGAAACAGGCAAAGCACATCCTCAATACGATGAAGGATATGGAAATGAGGATTGTTCCGAAGCTCACATCAGGCACGGCAAACTTCGTGATGGAGAAGGAAACCGGAAAAGCCTTGATTGACTGTGCGAGGGCGAAATGTCACGGTTGTGTAGAAGATGGGGATTCATGCCGGAAATGTAAACTATATGAAATCCTGACTGTGATGGTTCCGCTTGAGGGCTATAGTGATTTCATCTGCCCTTATTCCTTGGCAGAGTGGGAGGAATAAAAATGGGCGCAGGATGGGACGAAAGGAAATGTCCGGTATGCAAGAAAAGGTTCGTAGTCCATGACGGATGGGGTTATAAGGAAGAGGTTTCAAACGGGGTCAGATTATATTGTTCGTGGCATTGCCTGAGAGCAAAAGCAAGGAGGTTGGACAATCCTCCGAAACTGGCATTGGATATTGAACGGCTTTTGAAAACCGGATTGACACGGAAACAGGTCAGCGAAAAGTTAGGAGTTACACCGTCAACGATTACTTATTGGACAGACAGATTGGGAGGATTAAAGGAATGAATCGTGTTACCATCATTGGAAACCTCACGGCAGACCCGGAACTGAGGATGACAACGAGCGGAAAAAGCGTTTGCAATTTTACCGTGGCTGTGAACCGGAGAAACAAGGTTGAAGGTCAGCCGGATGCAGATTTCTTCCGGGTGTGCGCTTGGGGGCAGTTGGCTGAAATCTGCAACAAATACACGGCAAAGGGAAGAAAGGTTGCCGTGGTTGGGTCTATTTCCCTTCGGCAGTACAAGGGGCAGGACGGCAAAGAACGAGCGAACATGGAGATTATGGCTTCCGAGGTTGAGTTTCTGAGTCCGAAGGAAACTCAGCACGAAGAGAGAACGGAGCCGATGCCCGTTGATGTGCCGGAAGAAGGTCTGCCGTTTTGATTGCTCCATGTAAGGGATGCGAAGAACGGACGATATACTGCCACACAACCTGTGAAAAGTATAAGGAGTTTAGAGAGTTCCGGGAACAGGTGTTGGCAGATAAATATAAATACATTGAGGGAAAGTACACAAGCAGAAGTGCAATGGCGAAAGAAAGAAAGAAACTGAACGAAAGGAAGATGGGCAGGAAATGATCACGAAAAAGAACCGGACTTATCAAGGAAATACTAAGGATGAACTGGAACAGGCATTGTTCACGGTTTGCGCTTTGTCGGATGAAATTGATATGACAGATCTTGAACGGAAATCAATGGATATTGCCGCTCATGCAATCTCAAGTATTATGTCTGCTATGGATAGACGGGGCAAGGTCAAATTCGATTAAAAAAATTGGGATGTGAAGTGCCGATGGGCTTCTCCCGAAGGAAGCCGGGTCGGAGGGGGTGTGCCGTTGAAGCTTGCAGGGCGGGGACGGTGTACGGGGGATTT